TATCAGGGGTGAGGTCAGGCACGCCCCACGGCTCGTTAGGGTTGGGCAGGTTCTGACAGGTGAAGATAGGCGCGAATGGATACGGCCACACTTCGGGCGTGCCAACCTGCATCCACACACCTGTTTGCCCTTTGCGCACGTAGTTGGTGATCGTCCACGTATCATCCGGGTCATCATTGCCCCAGGTTTCCAGGCTGCCGTTGAGATCGACACGAGCAATGATTTGGCGCTTCTGCCAATCATCGACGCCGGGATACTCGATCACGAAGGCCAGGATAAGCTCACAGTCATCAGGAGGGGTGACAATGCGGACCAGCAATGGGTCCATCACCACCAGCCGGGGGAATTGCATCTCTCCTTGCGCGGGTATGAGCTTGATGAAGGCTTGCCCACACACCGCGCCATTGGTAGCAAGCTTGGAGAGGAGCGTCATTTTGTCGTCATCGTCTCCCCACAGACCATCGATGTACTCCTGTTGTGGAGATGGTTTCTTGGGTGCCGGCTCGCTCTCAGGTGTGGTGCTGTCTTTTGCTGTCTCATCGGTACATTCGATCTTGAGGACTTGACCGAAGAGGAATGACACGCCTTTGTCCACGATGGGAGCACAGCGGTTGCTCTTCACATTATCGTTGGGTTGGTTTTTGCCCACTTTGAGGGGGTCCTGGAATTCCCCACGGTAGCTCTTCCACGCTTCACGCATGCGTTGCTTGCGCTCCTGGTCGGCTTGCGGTATGGGTGCCTGAGCAAGCGCTTGTTGTGAGAAGAAGCTGCTTGCCAGGTCTTGCGGTTGTTGTGCGGGTGCTTGCGTCATATCGTCCCTCCTACCTTCCCTCTGTTATCTATTCCAGATGTCTTTAAAATAGCTGACACCGCTCGGTTGCAAATCAAAGGATGCGACTACGTACCGATCTACGTCCATCCCATGATCATACTCTTTCACAGGTTGATCACCTTTTTTCAAGCCTTGTCGTGTATCCCAGATGTACAGGTTAAACTCTCCGAGTGATGACGTGGGCTTTTTCAGTTTAGCTAGTTCGGGGTCGCGCTCCACCAGGCAATCACGAAAATACAAAAGGCGTGGTTTGCCATCACCGGCAGGACGTAAACGAGCAGCAACGGCTTGAATACCATCGGACACCGTTTTATGAGCAGGTGTGGTGAACAAGCCTAAATGCTTTTCCAGCGTATGACGGTCTTCGGCATCTGTATCACAGATCACCTCACGTGGTAACGGGTCTGCCCACTCTGCTGGCCTCTCCTTATATTTCTCGTGATCTTTGGGAAGTAAGTGGTACCAACCTGATGCAAGCGCAATATCAACGGCGTGATCCTCCACTAAGCGCTTCGTGCGATACAATTCGCGATACACATAGAGCCGCCCGTCCGAGTCCATCGCATACCATTTACATACAAATGGATTGGTAAAACCGAAGTCAACCCCGAGGTAACGCGGGTATTCTTTCGGAATGGGAAAACAATCTACCACATTCCTCTTCCTATCCCATGTCTCCTGGTAGACGATACCGTGTGCAGCAGCCCAAATACCCCAACGCAACCGATCAAAGAGAACGCCTGTTAGTCCCGCAAGCGTCACGAAGATATAGTCGTATCCTTCAGGTGTCCAGGTATTTGTCTTGCGGTCAAAGTAGCGTGGGTTATCCTCATGCTTTGAGATAAGACGGACTGTAACCCCTTCGATCATGCGCAAGTTGAGCCAGTGTTCAGGCGCATCAGGATTACAGTCCATAATGAGCTGGTGATAGCCGATCTTGCCATGGCGCAAGCGAGAACGGACGTACTGGACATCATCCTCTTCGCACTCAGTTGCCTCATTGATGTAAGCAATATCAAATTCCCACGATTTGATCTTTTCGCGCTTATCCAGACCGTTCACGATCAACATAGAACCGTTGGGATATTCAAAGGCAGCAGGCTTGATCTTATTGCCCCCGAAATAGGTTACTCCCTCGTTGGGATCAAGCATTTCACGGTATGTAGCAATAGCGGAGCCAGCGAGAGCGGTATTTGTTTTTCTTGCAACAAGCGCCTTTGCTCCTGGGTGCTTTAGGAGCAACGTGTGTATCTTGTATAATGCCGCGTATGTTTTGCCAGTACCGGCAGGCCCATCAAGACAGACCTCGATATCGCGATTAGAACCAAGTTCAAAAGCCACACCACGTAACTCAGGGGCGGGTATTCTTACCTCTTGAATGGGCGAAGCAATCACAATAATCTGCCTCCATCTACCCACTCGTGAGGAAGTTTGGAGCCTTTACGTAGGTTACAGGGAATACACGCAATAACGATATTATCAATGGAATTGCTTCCGCCCCTACTCAGAGGGATTACATGCTCTGCAACCCAACTCTTTCTTTCTTTACCTAGCTTCTTATGGCAGTAGTAGCACTTGCCCTTTTGCCTCTGGTATTGTTGATGTAGTTCATCCGTGGTATGTGTGCCTGCTGCATTACGCTTACGGGCTCTGCGATTGCCTGAAGATACGCGCATCTGAACGCGGCCGCGATCGGTCTTGTAGTACTGATCACAATAAATCTTATGTTGCCTGCTCGATTGCTCCTGATGTTCACTGCGATAATTTGCATCATACTGCTTTAGTTCTTCATGATGCTCTTGACGCCATTGTGCCATATAGAGCTTATCTTCTTCCTTGCGGCTTGCCCTATATTGTTTGCGTTCCTCACGATGAGTTGCATTATAGCCCTTATCCATCTCGATTTTGCATTGTCTGCAAATCGACTTCAATCTAGCCTTACGCCCCCTGTAAGGCTTGCAATAACCAAAGAATTCTAAAGTTGCGGGTAAGCTATGCTGGCCCTTGTTACACCACTTATGGCCTTCGGGGATATTGCCATTATCGGCATGAGGTGATAAAGTATCCATGGTGCATCTCCGTTTCAAGCTCAGATGTGCCACTAATGTTAGCGGTGTATGCCTAGTACCCGCTAACATCACAATATTTCTGTTCAGATTATACCATACATTGGCTTCTAGCGCAACTCTAGCCATTCTTTGCCTCTATTGTTTGCCCCAGATATCCGTTCGGCACCTCGCGCACTACCACCATATTTGCTGCAATGGCATCATCAGGCTTGATGTCTAGTCCCATCAGTTTTCTACGTGACTCAGAGATAGCGAGAACACGATCAACGGCAAACGTGCGGTAGAGGTTGCCTTTGTCTAGCGCCATGTCCCACATTTCGCCATGCAGGATATTCAGGATGAGCAATTCTTCACGGCGCAGCTCTTCTACGCTCGTGGTGATTGTACGCTGTAACTCTCTTTGTATGGCATTGCGACATGCGCCCGGACTCGCATAGCCACACTCTTTAGCAATCTGATCGAAGGTCAGTTTCTTTGCTCGCAACCGGACAGCCATAGCCACTCTGGACGCTGCATTCACGTCACGATTTATTATTCCCTCGTTATTCAAAGGTGTCCGTTCGCTCTTTAACTCTGTCCACTGCTCTTTGTGCTTCCGTTCCCCTATCATGGACTTGCTGACATTGTATTTCGCTGCCAACGTGCGCAGAGACGCGCCACTCTCATAATCCGCTCGTATCTCGCTCCATTTCTCATCGCTCATTGCGCAGGCTCCTCGATCACAATGCAGAGCGCATCAATCCGGCCCGTCATAATGCTTGCAATATAGCGGTGATGCCCGTCCAGAATACAGTACATGCCCGGATGGCTGTCCGATGGCGCGACATGCAGGAGGATATCATTCTCTGGGTAATCACGCATGACGGCAATATAGCTACTTAGTCGCTCGCTGTATCTCTGACCATGGATCTTCACTTGCAGGCATTCAATCGGTATGCGCTGTGCATGAAGTTTCGCACCCTTCTTAATCACGCTATTCTCCCTATCACGAATGCCGCTAGAGCAATCACTACAATATGGCTCACCTGATCTCCCCACATCGCCACGTGCAAAGCTACATCACCTTCGCGGGTCTGTCGATAGACTTTCCTCCACCATTGAAGCGGTACACGGGTATCAATCAGCAGATGGATAACAGCGATAATGACAGCCATCCAAATGGGGAAAATGAGCAATAAGCCTAAGAAATGGATACCACTGTGTATCCACGAAGCAGGATGTTTCAAGGACGACTTATAGCGTGCCATCCAGTCATTTTGGAGAATCCAGTCAGCAAAAAGATGGATAACGATACCCCATATCAGGAGCTTTGTTGCGAGGTCGCTGATAAATGGACTAATCATGATTCGCCCTCACCTTCACCGTCTCTGCCTCCTCGATGTACGGCACATACGATCTGCTCCCTGGCATACCTTGTGTAACACGTCTGTGCTGTTGTGCTGAGTAGTAACCCAATGGTGTTACCCTGCTCTCTGGTGATGGCACGTACGCATCGTGGGAGCGGCACCTGAGAGCCACCACCACGACACATACGACGAAGAGCGAGACAAGGAGGAGAGCGGTGATGAAGATGTATGCGAGAAAATCAGTCACTTGCTCACCTCTGGATCTAGCCACTGAATATCACCACAAGTACCGAACTCATTGAGTTGGTAGTACATCGAATTGATGCTGTTATAGCAGGTGATACCAACATTGACGCCTTCCGTTTGCCAATCGGCGGCAACTTCCCCAGACTCAACAAAAAGGACGCCCTTTACCACAAACGGCAAGACCCCGGGATGATAAACATTGTCTGGTGTCCACATAAAGGTAAAGCGTCTCACGAGGCCCGCTCCTCTTGGAAGTCGCTATGCTTAATCTTAGTGATAAGCCGATGTCCTCCCCGTGTTCGTAGTTCAGTCTTTGGACGAAGCACCAGCCCTTCAGCTAGAAAGTTACCCCACTGAGAATGAAACCCTTTTCTCGCTAGTTCCACTGCGTCCTGTAGCGTTCCCTCTCCAAGAA